TCATTTTTTCTGACCGCCAACAACCGGCACAATTTTAGTTTTCCTGTCATAAATCGCCGTTTGTCTCGAATTCTTATGACCAGAAATTGCCTGCTTCTCCTCGAGGCTTCCTTCCAGATCAGAGACACCTTTAGCCTTCAGATCGTGAAATGTGAAATCTATCTGCAGGTGTGGGTACTTCTCCTGTGCTGCAATTTTGGCTTCGCGCCAGCGTGAATTAAAACCGTCGCGAGTGTATTTACTGCCGCTGGTCTGGTGAATGACGAACAGGCTACGGATACCCGGCTTTAACGGCAGGGAACGGGCGAGGGCGACGGCAGCGCGGAGGCGTGGCGACCATGCCTTGATTTGCTTCACTCCTGTTTTCCCCTGGCGGATAAATATCCCGGTTTCCCGTATCTGGTCTTCAGTTAAAGCCAGCACATCGCTTTGTCTGGCCAGACACAAATAAGCTATTTCCATGGTGGCGCGCACTACGTCAGGAGCCACATCGTAAACCGCTTTGTATTCTTCGTCGGTGATGTAACGCTCTCGGGCTGTCTCTTTGAACTTCTTAACGCCCTGGCAGGGATTGTGCTGGACGTAACCCCGCTCGTAACCCCAGCGGAATACCCGCGAGAGAAAACTCTTTTCCCGGTTGGCCTGCGTTTTACTGGCAATACCACGTTGATCCATATATCGCCGGATGTGTTCAGGTTTAATTTTATCAGGGTTAACTTTCCCGAATACTGGCAACACTTTTCCTGCGTATTTCGTATAGTCTTTTCTGGTTTCTGCCGCTAAATCCTGCCAGTCTGGAGACGCCATAAACTGCTCTGTGAGCGCCTGGAACGTTTTTCTTTCTGTCACTTCACCTACAGCTTTTTCATATGCCAGCCATACAGCGGATTGTGGTTCATTTAACCCACACAGGCGGATCCCTTTGTTGTCTTTCGTACGGAATTCAAATGCAGCCTTGCCCCGGTATACTCGCGGGGGCATCCAGCTATCGGCAGGATTCTTTCGCTTTCCGGCCATCGAATATAGCTCCAAAATCAGGTTCGTCATTTTCGTGCGTTATATCTTCCTTCTGGCCGCGGTACTTGATCGGGTTCAGGAAGTGGCCCCATGTGGTTTTAGGGTGGCCATCTGCTCTTTCCATAAAGAAGATGCCGGCCCGGCGCAGCGCCTCACATTGTTTTGATTTAAGTGGCGTCCCCGTCAGCTCGATCATTTCCTCTCTGGTGATGATGTCGTGATCGTGTCTCATGGTCTTTCCTCAGCATGCCGGCTATAGCGTTGTCTGCTGCATCGCAAGCGCGCTGGATATCGGACTGGGTCAGAGTCCTCTTTCTAACGCTGGCTGATAGCCTGCCAATTTTGATATCGAATTCTGAAAGTAAAACTACACCTGGTTGCCAACGTAGCATTGTGATCTCCGGTTTATTGGTAGACCACAATGCTATCGGTAGTGATGGGTTATTTCTGATTACGCTTAATCAGGTTTTGTTTCGGTCGGAATGCACCATCTTCACGCGTTATCTTGATATTGCGGGGGAAGTGCATGCCGAGTTCGCAACGGGCCCGCGCTTCGATAATTGCGTTGGTTCCATCTGGTAAAACGACGTGAACCGCATCACCTTTTTTCAGGGATAGTCTCAGCATATCAGCGTACCTGCAGTGAACGTTCGCCGATTTCAATGTGGGCGCCCGGAACCGGGTTTAAGAGTTCTTCCGGGACTTCCCCACCATCTGCGGTAATCTGAGCTGCGGCCGCTTCTGCTGACTCGATAGCTTCTTTTATTGCCTTTTTGTCAGGCGCAACTACTGTCTGAACGGTCACCAATTCATCCGGGAGTAAATCAACGTTATCGATCACCACGTTGATTGCACCTTTACGGGCGGTGAAGGTGTTTTTTGCCGTTTTTACAGTATCCTGTCCGGCGGCCAGAAGGCACTGGAGAACATATTTCTTCAGGTTGGTGATCTTACCTTCGAAAGACTTTTTACGGGCGGCCAGGCGTTTGGCTTCTTCGTCGCAGGTTTTCGCCAGACCCTCAAGGTTGCGAACGTGGACGAATACCGCGTCCAGTTTGTCGCCGAGCTGCAGCTCGAGCCCCTCCATTGTATCGGCGATCATTTCAGCTGACAGACCAGAACCGTCTTCGTTTTCCAGAAGCGCCTGGAGTTTAGACATATCAGCAGCGATAGCAATTGCAGTTGTGGAAGTCATTATGCTTTCTCCTCAGCTTTATTCAGTTCTTTGATGCGGCCGTCTTTAATCGTAATAAGTCGGCGCAAGCGGCCAGACAGATAACGTTCATGTTGCGCGTCACCGTTGGCCTGTGCGGCCTTAATGTGAACATCGATTTCACGTGCGATAGGGGAGAAAACGCCGTTTATTTCGTTCACTGTCACGCCATGGGCGAGAGTGTTAGCAACACGGCTGAGTTTGTCGTCGAATTCCTGGCGAAGACGTGCTGCGTCTTCTGCGGTTTCGCTGGCATTCTTCAGATCAAACTCTGCCTTGTTTTTCTGGCGGTATTCCAGATTGTCGTAAAGGCCCATGAAGATATCGCCACTGAAGCCGAGGCCAGATAAAGCCTTTTTGGTTGCATCAGTCAGCGATTTTTTTGTTGCCTCACCATCGCAGGTGATCCCGTACTTACTGCCGTAAATGTATGGCGTGCAACCGTAGGCCGTTTCCTCGCCGCGCACACCATTCAGGATGTACCAGAGTCGCACGGTAACGACGTGATGCTGCTCGTTGACGGTATTTCCATTCCCGTCGAGCACTAACTCCCATGACGCATTGTTATCTTTCCCTTTCACCTGGCGTGTAATGGGGGCACCGATATCGAAACGTTCCTCGAGGATGTCCACACCCCAGCCGATTCCCTTTGGCCCAAACTCGCGAGTGGCAAGCATGGTTAAATAGGTACCGTTGATCGAGGTACCGCCGCCGTTCTGCGTAAAGGCTTTAGTAAACCGTTCATCAGTTTTGAATACACGTTTCCACAGTTCTAAATTGTCCTGTCCGATACTCTGTGCGCCGGCAGACTTCATTACTTCTTCAGCGTCAGGCAGTCTTTCAGCGTGAATAATTTGCTTTGCCAGCACCTCGGCGTTATCAGCTATTGTTTCCGCTTTAGCGCTTAACTTCTCTACTGGCTGTTCTGCATCACCAGAGGCATATACGCCATAGCCCATATCGTTGAGCGTCTCACGCGCCTGTTTGGCCTGGGTATCGGTTACCACCGGCTGTGGCGCTTCCTCTTTTTCGACCACGTTTGAGGTGGTATTTTGCGTTGCCTCTGGTTGTTTAACGGATCCTGTCTCGGTTTCTTCAAAGCGGCCGTTTGCTTCCAGCCATGAATCAATGTGGCGGCGTAGGCTGTCAGGGAAATGGTAGGTATCTTTTGCCGGTACGTTCTGCACTACGCCAAAAATACTGTCTCGGTCATATTTGAGAATGTGCTCCGTGGTGCGAAGCGCCATTGACCAACGTTTAAAATCTTCGCGCTCGTCTGCAATGATTTTCTCAGCATCGCGAAGGTTGCCTGATAATACTGGCGCGTCGGGAGAAATAGGGAGTAGGGCGACAGCGATCTCCTGAACCAGTGTTGCATAGGTATGTTTATAACCTCGTTTTGGCGCGATTTTAACGTTGGTATCAGTGCTGGCGGCGCCGAGTGAGGAATTTTGGCCTGGTACCATTTCTTCACGTTTGCCAGGATTCTCAAGCCAGCGTTTTACAAATTGAGAAATAGCCGATTTGCCCGGAGTCTGGTTTTCAAAATGGGAGAAAATGCCCTGAATAAGATTATTCAGCCCTTCAACATGCATGTGCTTAACTGGTTCGTTATTGTGCAGAGCACACAGAACGTTAAGGTTAAAACGATCTTCTTCTTCCAGTTCTGTATCACGGTTATTCAGGTTATCCAGATAATCCACAACCTGAGAATAAAGATGGCCATCAATTGCCGCGGTACTAAACAGCAGGACGGCAGCAAAGCGTTCGCTAGGAGAAACAGTCATCAGATCGATAACATCATCACCAGCGGGTAAATTTGATTCCTCACCGGCGGTACCGTTCGCGGCGATGGAAACCCATTTTTCACCGTCGAAAGTATGTTGCTGGGCGAATAGCTCGTCGAACTGGCCAACGGTTGGCAGCGGCTGGCCTTCTTCGTGTTCCCACAGCTTCGGTTTGAAATAGTTGTCACCGTTCGCCGGGTAAGATTCCCAGAGTTTGCCGGTGATAATGCTTTCGGCGATTTTCTTGTTTGGTGCTTCGACGGCGATCGCCAGCTGCACGGCGCCGCAGTCTTTGATAGCCGATTTTTTTGGCTCGAATAAGCCGTTGTAGATGGTCATTGGTCTTTCCTCTTGGTTGCAGGCGCAGGTCAAGCGCCAGTTAATTAAAACGGTACGTCGCTTTCTTCAATCGGAGAGTGGTCGATGCATAGCAGCTGCTGGATCTGGTCTTCAATAACGCTTAACTGTTTGTTGGCATCAGCAGATATTTGCTCTTTCTTCGCGCGAAGGGCATTAACCTGCATCCCGATAATATCGATAGGCTCTAAAGCAGGAATGGCAATCTCTACCGTTTTGGTAGTAACAAGCACGTACGAATCAGGATATTTCTGTGACATGTCACAGGTGAATGAGTGATAAGACGTTGGTAGATATGGATTGGTTGTTGCCATAACGTAGATAGTTACGGGGATGGTAAGCGCTTCCATAGCGACTCCTTGGTGATGTATACTCAGAGCCGATCAGTGTGTGGCTCTGGCCTGCATTGGTCTTTCCTAGCCGGGGTGGTTCCCGGCAAAAATCCGAATGGTTTGGTCACCGTTCGGGGTAACTGGCCCGCCTTGTGCGGGCCTTTTGCCATCTAAAGGTTGCCGGTCTTTCCCGGCTGTCAGGGCTGGTCATGCCCGTTGGTCTTTCCTCCCGGTCTTTCCCGGTGTCAGAGCTGGTCAGGCTCTACGGTCTTTCCTCACGGGGCCCCTCTCCTCGAGGGCTTCAGTTTTCACTGAAGGGTCGCATAAATCGTTCCTGTGTTAAAAAAATGCCCCGGGCGCCGGGGCCAAGACTACACACAGCAATTTGCATTCGTTGCGGTCTTTCCCGCATGTCATCGTACTGTCGGCGACCCGAAGAATTCTTGCCCGTCTTTCCGGACTGTCAGAACTGTTTCTGAACAACTGCCGCGTGGTTAGTGCGTCGTTGATGTGGTGAATATTAATAATGATAATATTATTGGTCAACATTAAAATATTAATAACGACAATATTTTTTGTATGACGTTGATAAATTTAGACAAAAAAAATCCCAGCGCGAAGCTGGGATCGTTGTCACTTGAGGGGAGGCGTTATTGCTTTCGTGTGGCTAGTAACTCTCTAAATAAACGATCAAAACCTTCCACTTTCTCTTTTAAATCAGATAAATGCCGTTCTTTTTCGCTCTGTGGAAGTCTTTCATACAAATCAATGAGTTCTGCATGTTCTGGGCTAAGTAGCTTCCAGCCTGGTCCTGATCGATCTTCTAGATACTCACCTGACTTTCTAACGTAATTCATCATTTCAGCCAGATCAGGCCGAATCTCTTCTGGTTTCACTCCAAGAAGTGAGGCGAATTTTAAAGTGGCATCGGTATTTAGTGGCGTAGTGCCATTTAAGTAATGGCTTACTGACGCCTGCGTGCTGAAGCCAAGCACCTCCGCTGCCTTCTCCTGAGTCAGACGTAAAGTTACTTTTTTTTCGTTCCAGATTTCACGAAGGCGTTTAGCTGCTTCGCGTTCAACGGCGTCAATGGTTTTCTTTCTCATGGAAGCATGTTATTCGCAAAATTAATCAAACTCTAAGGTCATTGGTATTGACGAAAAATATTAACGTTATTAATATTCATGATGTTCAATCACAGAGGCCTTAATGATGAAACTGAAAGACTACTTAAAAACATCTGGTGTTCGTCAGCATGAGTTCGCCGTACTGGTTGGGAAAACTCAAGGCTATGTAAGCCGAATCGCTGCTGGGGAATGCTTTCTGTCTGCTGCATCAGCATTGGTATGGTCAGCAGCAACCAATTACCAGGTAACTCCCCACGATCTGCTCCCAAGCATTTATCGGAAGCCAACCGATGGACTACCAGAACAGGATGCAGCTTAACAATCTGCGTGATCTAAATCTGATTACGCTTAATCAATTTTCAGCGACAGGAGACGCGAAGTGGAGAACCTCGAGGAACTGAAACGAGAGATATTTAGCTGGGCAGCTGAAAGCGGGCAGGAGTTGGTTGCTATCGAGATAAGCCGTATGTGGTTTCGTCTCGGTGGTAACACTGGCGTGCTGAAGCTGCACCAGATTGAAGATGCAGACGGAAATGCAGACTGGCGGGCCATCAACAATAACCGCCAACAGATTTTTCGCTGGCTGCGTGGTGAGACGAAAGCGGCCAGAACTAAAACCCAGACGCTGGCTAAAGCGATGGAAGCGGCACTGCCGGCAGAACGCTACGCGCGCCTGGACATGTCCACCCAGTATTTGATCTGCGTCGCTATACGCGAATTTGCGGCGGCCATTATCGCGTTATTGCTCGAGGCCAGAGACGGCCCGCAGCAAGTCGCGAAGGCATTGCAAGCGATGCGAGAAACACAGCGCCTGACCAGCGTTTAACCTGTACCGAGGAAAGACCAATGAGAACACAAGACCGCATCACCTGGCGGAACGGGTTTCGCCGGAACGGGGTACAAGTCCCGATGGAAGAGATCGAATCGATTTTCGAAGAACGTCGCACAGCTGCGCTGACAATCTGGGAGCGCTACGAATTACGCAAAGCAGTCCTGCAGGAAGCGGGGCTCACCCAGAAAGAATACGAAATCGCCTGCCGCCAGCTGGCTGACTCGCTGGGGATCTGACGATGAATATTTTGCCATTACTCGACAGGCCGATCGCCTTCCAGCGTAGTTTCATTCGTCTGAATATTGGTGTGACGGCTGCACTGTTCCTGTCTCAAATGACTTACTGGACTAACCGATCCGACGATGACGGATGGGTATATAAAACCCAGGAAGAATGGGAGGAAGAAACAGGGCTTTCCCGTTACGAGCAGGAGGGGGCGCGTAAGAAACTTCGCTCAATTGGTGTACTGCTGGAAAAAAAGAAAGGTGTACCTGCTCGTCTTTTCTACAAGATTGATAATGATGTTTTATTTCAAGCGCTTGTAGCCGCAAACAAGGATGCGGAAAAACCACATACTGGAATGCGGAAAACCAGCAAGCAAGTAAGTGGAAAACCAGCAAACTTTCTTACAGAGAATACTACAGAGAATATATATACCCCTAACCCCTTAGAGGGGGAAGGCGTTGAGATAATTCTTTCTGATGCACAAAAAGCGCTGGAATTTTACAACGAGCAAACCGGTACCCGCTGCCGTGACCTGAAACCGTTTGTGATGATGCTGACGCCGACCACCACCCGGGCAGGGTACACCCTGGATGAATTGCAGTTAGTTATCCGCTGGGTTCTGGCCACATGGCGCCGCCGTGGCGATAGCCTGCCGAAGCCAGCGAACATCTGCCGGGTAAACCGTTTTGATGGTTATCTCGCTGACGCTGCAGCATGGGAGATGACCGAAACCGACATTGATCCGGAAGCCGTTATGAACGGCTACAACGAAATTTTTGCTGACGTTCTGCCTGCCGCTGAACTGGATACCGACCGCCGCCGAATGATCGCCCAGCTTGCCGCACACATGAAAAACAAAACCACGGGCGCATTTTTGGGGTATTTCGAAAAATTCCGCGCTGATGCGTCAGATTTTTATTTCGGTGCTAACGGCGGCTGGCGCGCCAGCTTTGACTACCTGATGAAACCTGAAACGTTACGTAAAACCCGGGAAGGTTCGCTATGACTCCGCAGGAACTGGAAGCCTGTGTGCTGGCCGGACTGCTGAACGGCGGCGCAAGCCCGGACGCATTCGACGTGATCGCCTCAACGCCTGAAGAATCTTTCAGCATCGGGTTTCACCGTCGCGCGTTCTCCGAAATTAAAAAACAGGCGCTGGCGAACGGTCTGATCGACATGCTGTTTGTCAGCGAAGCGCTGGGCGGTAGCAGCCTGGCTGATTTATCAGAAATTACGCGCATGCCTGCCACGGTACCGAACCTGAAGGGTTACGCCGGAAAGATGGTTAAGGCGTGGCGCAGTCGCCGTATGGCTGAATTACTGCAGCAGGGCGCTGACGGTATCCGCCAGGCCAATAATCAGGAACAGCGCGATCAGGTTGTCGAAAGTGCAGTGGCGCAGCTGCTGGACATGACCGGCGATACTGGCGACGTGCAGCCGGTTCACATCAGCGATTTGCTGCCAACCTACATGGAGACGGTACAGAAACGCATGGACGGCGAAGCCGGTACCCGAAACCTGAAGACTGGCATCGACGAACTGGATGATGCCACCGGCGGAATTAACCTGCAGGATTTGATTGTTGTCGCTGGCCGCCCGGGCATGGGTAAAACAGAGTTTGCGCTGAAGATTGTCGATGGTGTTACCGCTGCCGGCGGCGGGGCGCTGATATTCAGTATGGAAATGGCCGCTGCGCAAATCGTAGAACGCTCTCTGGCAGGCTCTGGCAACATGTCGGTGTCACGCCTGCGTAATCCCCTCGATATGCAGGACGAGGACTGGGCGCGCTTTACAGCGGCCATGGAGACCATGAACGGACGCGATATCTGGATTGTTGACGCTACCGATCTGACGATTGAGCAAATCCGCGCCGTTGCCGAGACGCATAAGCGCCGTTATCCGCATCTGGCGATGATCGTTGTCGATTACCTCGGCCTGATTAAAAAGCCTAAGGCAGAGCGTAACGACCTGGCGATCGCCCACATTTCCCGAAACCTTAAAACTATGGCTATGCGCCTGCATACGCCGACGTTTGCACTAAGCCAGCTTTCGCGCGCGGTGGATTCCCGCCCGGCAGGCCAGCGCCGCCCGGTTATGTCAGACCTCCGTGATTCCGGTTCTATTGAGCAGGATGCCGATAGCATCATGTTTCTGTACCGCGATGAAGTCTACAACCCGGAAAGCCCGGCGGCGGGCATCGCCGAAATCATCCTGGGGAAAAGCCGATTCAGTGCCGCCGGCGCGGTTATCTACCAGGAGTTTAAAAACGGCCATTTCCTTCACGTCGATCAGCATGTCGGCAAAGAGAAAACCCGTATTCAACTGGAGGCAGCAAAACCACGAAAACAACCGCGTAAATACGCAGAGAAATACAACACTGATTCATTTTAACCGCGCCTGACCAGCGCGATATAACCGAGGAAAGACCAATGACCACAAATTTAAATTACCCAAAACCAGTTAATCCGGATGATGGCTGTAACTGGCTTCCCGTTATTTTATGGCGCATGAACGCCGGCGCCCGTGCGCGTACTCGTTCTGTATTTGTTGCCGCACCGCGACCAGAACCAGTGCCGGGAATTACTCCGCAAAAGCCAATTAAACGCGAAGCGCCTCTGCCAGCAGTTTCAGGCCGTCGCCGTAAAACCCATCTCGGTACCGTGATTTATTCCAAAGGCGAAAAAACCGTGCGCCTGAGCGAAGGTGTCACCGTCTGGTCTGCCGGCGCTAATGAGCATTTCGACAAAAAAACCGGTCAGCGTGTCGGCGGTGCTGGCCGTCATCGCCTGGTACTCGACAGCGTTCGCCCGCTGCTTGCCAGCGACGATCAACCGGGTGCCGGGAAAGTTACCGCGCAGCAACTGGTCGCTGTGATGAAAGGTAAAACCCTTTCTTATCAGACCATTCTCGGCCAGCTGCAGAAACACTATCCAGAATGCCAGGTAACGATTAAAGAAATTCAGGATCGTGTATTCAGCATGTTCATGTCGAACTATGTCGGCATCACTCGCCATGACGATACGCCAGTGGTTCATTTCACGCTTAATAGCGTGGATCCCCGTTATTACATCGAGTCAGCGAAAAACAAGAGGGTGTAAGGCATGGCCGGGCAATCAGATTACCTGCCGCCCGGCTTACCGCTCAATCGCGCCAAATGGCCGCAGGAGTACCAGCTCAAAGAGCACTACGACATGCGCGCCTCAGCACTCATACGACAGCTGTTTGAGAAGAAAGTTACTCGACAGGCCATCGTAGAGCAGATTGCAGCGACGCCGGAAAGCTACCGGGAGTTTTTCAAAGAACGATTGAATTTTTGGCGGGAGAAACGAACGTGAAGAATTTTTTTAAACGAGATATTGAGCATTACAGCCGCCGCACTCTGCTTTGGTTCGCGGCATTAGTTAACGTAATTGGCTGGTTGGCTATTTTAGCTGTGTTATGGGCTGGCTGCTCCCTGATTGAATGGGTGGCTGCATGAACCAAAAATACACCCTGATATACGCTGATCCGCCGTGGACATACCGCGATAAGGCCAACGATGGAAAACGTGGCGCCGGGCATAAATATCAGACCATGACCCTACTGGATATCTGCCGTTTGCCAGTGTGGGAACTGGCCGCCGAAAACTGCCTGCTGGCTATGTGGTGGGTACCGACGATGCCGCTCGAGGCTCTGAAGGTGATCGAGGCATGGGGTTTCCGTCTCATGACAATGAAGGGATTCACCTGGAATAAGTGCGGAAGCCGGCAGACCGACAAGCTCGTTATGGGAATGGGACATATGACGCGCGCAAACAGCGAAGATTGCTTGTTTGCTGTGAAGGGGAATCTTCCTGCCCGGTTGGATGCCGGGATCATCCAGTCTTTCACGGCGCCGCGGCTCGAGCATTCCAGAAAACCCGACTACGTGCGCGAAATGCTGGTGCAGCTGCTGGGCGACGTTCCCCGTATTGAGTTATTCGCGCGGCAGTCGTCGCACGGTTTTGATGTTTGGGGCAATCAGTGTGAATCGCCTGCGGTGGCGCTGCTGCCGGGCATTGCGGAATTTATTGGGGAGGTGGCATAGATGGCGGATTTTAGCTCAACAAAAAGAACAGCATCACTTCAGGATTGGGGGGAAGCCCTAGAATGCATAGTCGAACTAAACGGTAAATCATTCGATATCACAGAAATGGAAATTGAAGCCGCTTACGAGGCATACAAACGTGTTGATGATTTTTTCTATGATGAATGGGGTGCTGACGAATGATTGCTAAAAACATCAAACATCCTGCGATTCGTTATCACGGTGGTAAATTCCGCCTGGCACCGTGGATAATCGAGAAAATGCCGTATCACGTCTGCTATGTGGAGCCGTTCGGCGGCGCTGCTGGTGTATTACTCCAGAAGCCTCGCAGCTATTCAGAGGTGTACAACGACCTCGACGGCGAAGTTGTGAACCTGTTTCGTGTACTGCGTGACTCTGAATTAAACCAGCGCCTGCAGGATGCCTGCTGCCTGACCCCGTACTCACGAGATGAGTTCTGTCACGCTCAGGAGCCAGCGACAGATTCTATCGAACGTGCCCGCCGCATGGTTGTTCGTGCCTGTATGGGGTTTGGTTCTGCTGCTGGCGTCGGCGGTCAGTCCGGATTCCGTAGCGACAGCAAACGAAAATACGCTACTGCGGCTCACCTCTGGGAGCGCTACCCGGCCAATCTGGCGGCTGTCTGCCAGCGTCTTCAGGGAGTCATTATCGAGAACAAAGATGCTCTGGCGGTAATGCGCGCCCACGATGCAGAAACAACTCTGCACTACATCGATCCGCCGTATGTGCCGGAAACTCGCGTACAGGGTAATCGTTACTACGCACATGAAATGACTCTTGAAGGTCATGAGCAATTGCTTGCTGTGGCCAGAACAATGTCAGGCATGGTGATGATTAGCGGTTATGACACCGAGGTCTACAACGACATGCTGACCGGCTGGGCAAAAACGGAGAAAACTTCGCGCATCAGCGCAGGGCGGGGTACCAAAGTTCGTACAGAGTGCCTTTGGCTTAACCCGGCAGCACAGCAGAAACAGGAGTGTGCAGCATGAGTATATTTTGGCCTTTCTGGATTCCATTTAACTTTATATTTTGGTGGTACATAACCAGCCAGGTTGATAACGCCAATGCAATTACTTTTTGTGCTGGTACCGGACTAGCCATTATTACCGGGATAGTGCCCTTTGTTTTATGGATAGTTCTGAAGCGAGTATATGGCTAAATCATCCGCAGAACGTAAAGCCGCGCAGCGGGCGCGGCAGTCTGCCGCCGGCAACCGTAAAATTGAGCTGGTTCTCGATGCACAGGAACTGGATATGCTGGCGCGTAACTGTGCTGCACGTCGTCCCGGTCGAGAGCCATACGATGCCGCTGAGTATATTGCGCTGTTGATCCGCCAGGATGACGCGCGCGTGCAAAGCCGTATCAAGTCCATCAACAAACGGTTATGTGGGAAGTGCGGCGATGCGTTACCGATCACCAGTTGCCCTTGTGTCGGTGATTCGCAGTGCTGGGTTACTTATGGGTGGCATGAGACGAAACTTACTGTGTGACGTTCAACCATACCAGAAGTATATAGACCGCCAGAAATGGCGGTTTTCTTTTTAATTCAATCGGATATTTGATATTTTTTCTATGTTTTTTAACACATTGTGCTCTTAAGGATTTGCGATTAAGAACTTATGGGAGTATATATACTGTGAATTTATACAGTATAATTATTGGGGGGTTTAGGAGTTGTGGTTGATAAGAACGATGCAGGAGTCCTTCTCCCCGATGATGGCGATGTCCTGATTAGATGCAAAAGTGGTAAGGCAAGAAAGCTCCGCGACGTAAAGCCCGACGAGCATGTCGCAACACTTAACGCTTTGTTTGAATTAGCTAAATTGTCTGGTTACACCATTATAAAACCAGACGGGTCTGTGCTATAATTATGATGTTGGCCTGAACACCCAACACACTGTATTTCTGAGCAATTGCTGCGCTAAAGGGGAACCCAATGGCGCAGTATTCTTTTGTAAAAGCACCTGGTAATGTATTAATTCCGGCGACGCCTAATGCCCGCGAATTTTTAGAAAAAAAAGTCCGTATGGGCGGTATTTTATATGCGGATTTTAAGCAGGCAAGAAACCCGGCATTCCATCGTAAATTTTTCGCCCTCCTGAATCTGGGCTTTGATTACTGGCAACCGTCAGGCGGTGTAATGTCACCAGCCGATAAAAAACTGGTACACGGCTATGTGCAGCTGGTGGCCCACTATGCCGGGCATGCCGATACTTTGCAGGAACTGGCGGATCAGTATCTCCGCGATGAAGCAGAAAAACGCGCCGGGAATATCAGCGCGGTAAAATCGTTTGAAGCATTCCGTTCCTGGGTGACTATCGAAGCCGGTTTTTATACTGAATACCAGATGCCTGATGGCACTACCCGCAAAGAACCCAAATCCATATCGTTCGCAAAAATGGACGATGTAGAATTTTCCCAGCTGTATAAATCCGTATTAGACGTCCTCTGGAATTTTATTTTATTCCGCACCTTCCCAACACAGCAGGCAGCAGAAAACGCCGCTTCGCAATTATTCAGCTATGCCGCGTGAGAAATATCGCCATGACCAAAGACGATAAACGCTGGCTGGAAGACGTTGCATCACTGGGTTGCGTCGTATGCAGAAATCTTGGCTACGGCGCCACACCTGCAGAAGTTCACCATATCCGCAAAGGGCAGGGTATCGCCCAGCGCGCCGACCATAAAAAAACTCTCCCGCTTTGCCCGCCACACCATAGAACAGGCGGACACGGCGTAGCTATCCATGCAGGGCAAAAAACATGGGAAGAAAACTACGGTACCGAATCTGAATTACTCAATCAGGTAACCGCTGAGGTGGGGGAATTACGTTTATGCAGAATTTAATTCCATCCTTAAGAGCAGCATATAAATCTAGAAAGTGTGGTTGGCCAACGCGACGGGAAAGCATGAAATTCTGTCTGGCTCCTTTTTCCATTCTGGCGGGTGGCGATTTTTCCCCTCTCTATGCTCGCGCACGCGCGCGTTTAGGGGGCTGATTTATGCCGCTGGTTGCCACCTTCCGAACAGACTGGTTCCGCGTCATTACCGACCTGACCAGAAAAAACCTCACCACTCAGCAAATCGCCGATGAACTTGGCGTTTCGAAATCTGCCGTTCTCGGTTGGAAATCCGGATCAGAGCCTCGCCACGGTCACGGTGAGGCGCTTATCGCTCTCTGGTGTCTGGCTACCAGCTCAGACCGAAAAAAACTCCCCACTGTGCTTTATCGGCAGTGGTGGACGTTCCGACGCCCTGTTTTTGGTCGGGAAACTGACCAGAAGGGCAACACACAATGACGACTCACTAATTCAGGAGTGAAAAAAAATGGCTCGACCGAAAAAAATCGTTGAGACGCCGGGGCAGGAAAAAACTGTGTCGGATGAAAATACGCTTGTGGCGGAATCGCAATTGCTGAATTCAGAAACTGCGCAGCTTCCGGTCGCTGTGGAGGAAAAAGCCTCAGCGCCAGAAATTCAACAGCGTGTAGCGCAGCTGCTTGATGGTACCGCTCTTGCCGAACGTAACGCGATCCTTGCCGCTCTCAATTCTCAGGGTGCAACAATCATCGCTCGTTTTGATGAACTGGATTTTATTTCCATCAATGGCCAGCGCCTTACCGACAACCTCGAATTTCTTACCCTCGTACGAAAAGCCACTGATGTAAGCACCGGCGGCGCGGGTGCAATGGTGACAAACGAAGAGGGCAAACCGCAACCGGTACGTGGCGCACCTGTATTAACCGAACACGGCTGGCATGTGCCGGGCTAAGGGGGAATCGTATGTGTGGAGGCGGTGCACCAAAAGTCGTAGAGCAGGATCCGCAGGCAGAGGCCGATGCAGCAGCCGATGCAGCAGCGAAGGCCGCGAACGCCGACGCCGCAGCGCGCAAGAAGCGTAAGAAAGGTTCCTCGCTGCTGGCAAGCGGTGCCGAAGGCGCAACGGATACAGGTTCATCCCTGCTTTCCTCTGGCGCTCAGGCAGCAAAAAACACCTTAGGGGCATAATCGATGGATGAACTCGCCGTAAAGCTGGTTAAGCGTGCCGATACGCTGAAAGCCAACCGACAGGTGCACGAAAGCGTCTGGCGGGAATGCTACGACTACACCTATCCGCTGCGCGGCGCGGGGCTATCCGATGAGGTGCTGGACGCACAGAGCGCGAAATCGAAGGTGGCACGGCTGCTTGACGGCACGGCCACTGACAGCGCCCGCATGCTGGCGTCTGCTCTCATGTCCGGCATGACCCCGGCAAACGCGCAGTGGCTGAACCTCGACAGCGAATCGCTGCCGGATGATGCCGCCGCGTGGTTGTCCACCTGCGCAACGCTGGTATGGGAAAACATACACGCCGCCAACTTCGACGCCGAAGGCTATGAGGCGAATCTCGATGTGGTATGCGCTGGCTGGTTCGCGTTGTACATCGACGAAGACCGCGAAGAGGGCGGATTCTCGTTCCAGCAGTGGCCGCTGGCGCAGTGCTATGTCACATCCACCCGCCGCGATGGCATCGTGGACACGATTTATCGTCGCTACCAGCTCACCGCAGAGCAGGCGATTAAAGAATTTGGCGCGGATAAGGTCAGCAAAAAAATTCGCGATGCGGCCGCCAAAAAGCCGGATGACAAATTTGACTTCCTGCACTGCATTTTCCCGCGTGAAAACTACGTGGTGAATGCGCGCCTGGCTAAAAACCTGCGCTTTGCATCGTACAACGTGGAAGTGAGCGGCAAGCTCATTGTGCGTGAATCTGGCTATCACGAATTCCCCTGCTGCGTACCGCGCTGGATGAAAATCCCCGGCACACCGTACGGTATTGGCCCGGTGTACGACGCGCTGCCGGACTGCAAAGAGCTGAACGAAACGAAGCGCATGGAGAAGGCCGCGCAGGATCTGGCAATTGCCGGGATGTGGATTGCGGAAGACGACGGCGTGCTCAACCCGCGCACGGTCAAGGTGGGCCCGCGCCGCATCATCGTGGCGAACAGTGTAGACAGCATGAAACCGTTGCTCACTGGTGCCGATTTCAATGTGGCATTTACCGCAGAAGAACGCCTGCAGGCGTCTATCCGCAAAATCATGATGGCCGATCAGCTGCAACCGCAGGACGGCCCGGCAATGACCGCAACCGAAGTGCATGTGCGTGTGGCGCTGATCCGCCAGTTGCTTGGCCCGGTCTATGGCCGATTTCAGGCTGAATACCTGCAGCCGCTGGTAGAGCGCTGCTTCGGTCTTGCATTCCGCGCCGGGGTATTTCCGCCAGCGCCGGATAGCCTGCAAAACGCCAATTTCAACGTGCGCTATATCTCGCCGCTTGCCCGCGCGCAGCAGCTGGAGAACGTAACCGCCATTGAACGTCTTGGCGCGAACGTGGCGAATCTGGCGCAGGTATCACCCGATGTGACCGACCTCGTAGACACCGACGAAGCAACACGCGTGATAGCGGATGCGCTGGGCGTACCGGCGAAAGTCATTCGCTCGTCTGATGCCGTCGAACAGCTTCGCCAGCAGCGCCAGCGGGCGCAGCAGCAACAAGCAGGGCAGGCACTCATGATGCAGGCGGGTAGCGAGGCGGCAACCACAGCAGGGCAGCAGGTGGGCGCAGCGCTGGGCCAACGAGTAGCGGGGGGCTAATGACTACAAAACAAGTATCACCGGCGGACTACAAACGCATTTTCGAGGAGATGCCAGGCGGGCCGCAGGTGCTGGATGAATTAACGCGCCGATTTGGGCGTGCGGCGTACGTCCCCGGCGGCACCGAGGGTGACCGCGAAACCTGTTACCGGGCCGGACAACGCGCCGTGCTCGATTTCATTCTGATGCAAATCAACCGTGCAGATGGAGTAAACGACGATGTGGAAGATTAAACACTTATTCATGAACGCCGAACAGGGCGCCGAAGCGCCAGCAGGCAGCACAGGGGGCAATGATGGTGGCAATGACGGTGATGCTGAAAATCCGGGCGCTGGTAATCCTGCTGGTAATTCATTACTCAGCACCGGCGCGGGCGAACCGGGCGCGAATGACTGGATACCTGAAAAATACCGCGTTATGGGCGAAGGTGGAAAACTCGACATTGAAGGCTCTGCCCGCAAACTGGCGGATGCTCACACGTCGCTTGAAAAGCGCCTTGGCAGCGTCGGCACGCCGCCAAAAACTGCTGATGACTACGCCCCAGAGGTAAAGGCCGAAGGCTTTAACTGGGAAGAATTCAAAGCTGACCCGCGCATGCAGTCGTTTATGAAATCGGCGCACGGCAAGGGGATCACCAACGACCAGATGAGTTTCATCATCAGTGAGTATGCACAAATCGCCCCGTCGCTGGTTAACGGTGCCGCGGAACTTGATGCTGAATCTGCTACCACGCAGCTGCGCGAAGTCTGGAAGACTGACGCCGAATTTAACAAGAATATCGGCCTGGCTTTCCGAGCGTTCAATTCCCTGACCGATGAAGGTGACCGCGGCCGCATCGATGAAATCGGCAATAACCCGATGGTGATCCGCATGCTGGCGAAAATTGGTGCGGAAATGCAGGAAGACGCGCCAGCGGGCGCAGACAGCAACCCGGCAGAGCAGCAGACCATCCGAGACCTGATGAAGTCCGAAGCGTACATGAATCCGAAGCATACCGACCATGAACGCGTATCTGCACAGGTTAAAGCGTACTACCAGAAGCGTTACGGCGATCAAACCGTAGCGTGACATGTCACGATAACTTAATCAGAGGAAAGACCAATGAGTGAAGCAAAACCGCAAGATGGCAGCACCGTTAAGGGATACAGAAAATTAAGCGATGCAGAAATCGCAGCAATGAATCGCCTAAAAGAACTGAGTCGCGATTTTATTCGAGAGTTGCGAAATATTCAGTTGGATTTGTTACCGCAGGATCCAGTTCTCTCTGACCGCACTGCTGCTTACCGTAGCGCCGCGTTGGCGACCACAAAAATGCAGGAAGCCTGTATGTGGGGATGCCGTGCGGTGGCCCGTCCGGATGGAGACTGCTAAATAATCCCTCGCGAACTAAGCCAGCCTAACCCGCTGGCTTTTTTATTTGGTCGGGATTCCGACCGCGCACCTCGCTAACAATCACTCCACAACCAGCCCGGCGGGGACGCCGGATACCTGATTTTCCCGCAATGCGCCAGCGCCAACCGCATTGTGCTGATTTGGGCCGGGAAACCGATACCCCGCAGGCGATACTTTCTGGAGTGATTGTTATGTCATTTGATACCGCTAAGAACATGATCACCGCTGCGTTTATCCAGCAGTTCCATGATTCTTTCGAAATTGCCGCACAGCAGAAGGATTCCCGCCTGCAAGGTGCTGTTTACGACCGCGGCAACATCACCGGTGCGTCGTTCACCATCAACGATATGGGTACCATCGAAATGACCCAGATCACCGAGCGTTTCGGTGATACCGTCTGGGATCTGCCTGATGCCGGCACCCGTAATGCGCTGATGGCTGACTATGGCGTATTCGTGCCGGTGGAAAAGCGCGACCTGCGCAAACTGCTGGCTGACCCGCAGGGGCCATATTTGCAGCTGACGCTGGCCGCATCCAACCGCAAAAAAGACGATGTTATCTATCGTGCGCTGCTGGATGACGTTCTGCGCAAAACCTCCAACACTGGCGCGTACGCTCCGGTTGCGCTTCCCGCATCGCAGAAAATCGTCGCCGGCGGTACCGGGATGACCAAAGCGAAGCTGATCGCCGCCAAAGCCATGTTCCGCCGTAACGAGTGTGACGAGCAGAATGGTGAAGAGCTGTATATCACCTACAACGCCGACATGCTGACCCAAATTCTCAGCGATACCACGCTGACCAGCGCCGATTTTATGGCGGTGAAAATGCTGCAGGAAGGCGCAGTGTCTGGTAACTGGCTGGGCTTTAAGTGGCTGGCCTATGAAAAACTGGATTCTGCTGAAGCAGGTGATCCAGCTGTCACCACCAAAACCGCAGTTGCCTGGTGTAAAACCGCTGTGCATTTCGGTACCGGCGAAGAGTACAACGTCGATATCGGCCCGCGCCGCGATAAAAACAACACCATTCAGATTTCCGTCGATGCGTCCTATGGCGCAGGCCGCGCAGCGGAAAACAAAGTAGTCGCCATCGATTTCGTAGTATAAAGCCGCTGGTGCCTTTGCCGGGGGATATCTCCCGGCCTTTTTTCATCTGAGGTAAGGCTATGGCTGACAGTATTTCTATCTGCTCTAACGCACTGCTGGCGCTCGGTGCTCACCCGATTAACAGTTTCGACGAAAACACCGATCACGCCCGTCTGTGCTCAAACCTTTATCCCACTGTACGCAATAAGCTGCTGCGCGCGCATCCGTGGAACTGCGTTGTAAAACGTGTGGTTCTCTCTCCTGTCAGTACAGCACCGGTATTCGGTTTCCGCTTTCAGTTCGCGCTACCCGGTGATCTTCTTCGCGTCTTGTCCGTTGGGGAACCTTGCGACGATATTCCGTACCGCGTCGAAGGCAACCGGCTACTGGCGAATGTGCAGGTACTGAAGCTGCGTTATGTGTTCCGCAACGAAGACGAATCCACCTGGGATGCCGCGCTCGTTGATGTGGCAGAAATGATGATGCAGGCAAAGCTGGCCTATGCCGTCACTGGCTCTACCAGTCTGCGCGACAGTCTCGCCCAGGAATCGCTGGTATTGCTGAAGCAGGCAAAGGCCGTGGACGGTCAGGAAGACCCACCGGAAGAGCTTGGCGGCTACCCAACGTATGAATCGAGGTTCTGACATGCGCGCCAATCTGATTAAAACAAACTTCACCGCCGGCGAAATTTCCCCGCGTCTTATGGGGCGCGTTGATATCGATCGCTATGCGAATGGCGCGAAGACGCTGGAAAATAGTGTGGTCGTGGTACAGGGCGGGGTAATGCGCCGCCCCGGCTCGCAGTTCGTAGCGGCCGCAAAATACGGCGACAAAAAATCCCGCCTCATTCCGTACGTTTTCAACCGCACGCAGGCTTACATTCTGGAGTTTGGCGACGGCTATCTGCGAATTTACCAGGACGGTAAGCAGCTGGTGAACGAAGACAACACGCCGTACGAAATCGCCAGCCCGTACACCTCTGACATGTTGCCATCGGTAAATTACGTTCAGGGCGCTGATACCATGTTTCTGGTGCATCAGGCCGTTAAACCGCATCGCCTGCAGAGACGCGGGCAAACCGATTGGGTACTGGAACCAGCGCCGTTTATCGTTGAACCCTTCGACGAAGTACGTGACACGCCGCAGAAATGGTGCAAGCCATCGGTAAAAGAATTCGTCGGCTCGGAAATAACGCTGACCCTGAGCGATGACGAACCGCCAGAAGGTAGCGAAGACCCACCGCCGTTTACTGGTGATGGTTGGGTGCCTGAAGATGTGGGCTCGTACGTCAGGATTAACAGCGGTCTGGTGCTGATTAAGAGCGTGGCCAGTGCGCAGGTCGCCGTCGGTACCATTCGCACCGATTTAAGCGCAACTCAGGCGGCATCACCGGGCGCCTGGACTCGCGAGGATTCCGTCTGGACGGATGAATTTGGATACCCGGGCGCGGTAACGCTTTACCAGCAGCGGCTGGTTCTGGCCGGTTCGCCACAGTATCCGCAAACTATCTGGTGGAGCGAATCGGGCGTATACCTCTCTTTCGAGCTGGGAACCGATGACGACGACGCGATCAGCTTTACGCTGTCTTCTGACCAGCTCAACCCGATTGTGCACCTCGCGCAGATGAATACGCTAATTGCGCTGACGTACGGCGGCGAGTTCACCATCACCGCTGGTAACGATGCGGCGATTACGCCTACCAATATTTCAGTAAAAAATCCCAGTCCGTACGGATGCAACGGGATCCGCCCGGTACGCGTCGGTACCGAAATTATGTTCGTCCAGCGTTCTGGCCGTAAGCTCTACGCTGTCGCCTATGACCCCGACAGCTATGTAGCTTACTCGGCCAACGATATGACTGTACTGGCGGAACACATCACAGAAGGCGGTGTGATCGATATGGCGTATCAGCAGCAACCTGATGCGTTTACCTGGCTGGTTCGCAATGATGGCGTAATGGTGACGATGGCTATCGACCGGGCGCAGAACGTTGTCGCGTGGTCACGACAGATCACCAGTGGTGCGTTTGAGTCCGTAGCGACTATTCCCTCAGCGACTGACGATGTGGTGTACGCCATTGTGCGCCGTACGGTCAACGGCCAGACCGTTCGCTATGTAGAAATGCTCAGCAGCGCCCTGTACACCGATGCAGCCGTGACGGGATCCAGCGATGCTGGAGCAACGACATGGGGCGGCCTGTCGCACCTCGAAGGCGAGACCGTTGATATCGTTGCAGACGGCTCTGTGATGCCGCAGGCGGTCGTATCATCCGGCCAAATCACGCTTTCGCGCAAAGCCTACAAAGTCGAAATCGGCCTGCATTTTGAAACGACTATTACCACGCTGACGCCTGAAGTCGCTACGTCTGAAGGCACCACGCAGAACACCCGCAAGCGCACAAGTGAAGTCACTATGCGTTTCCTCGAAACCACTGGCGCCGAGTGCAACGGCCAGGTGATCCCGTTCCGCACGTTCGGGCCAAAAATCCTCAACCAGCCGGCGCCTTTATTCACCGGCGATCACTACTGGGGAAAATTAGGCTGGGAGCGCGGAGAAGACTCGCTGACTATTCAGCAGCGCCAGCCGCTGCCGTTCCATCTTCTCGCCATTGTCATCGTCTTTACCAGCAACGGGGGCTAATGATGATTCGTAACGCCACTGCCGGGGATATTCCGGTGCTTATCGAGCTGGGAACCCGGATGTATCTCGAGTCCCGTTACTCGCAAAACTCGCCGTTTGATGCGGATAAATGCGCAGAACTGGCGCAAAGCCTGATTTATTCGCCGTCTGGTTGCGTACTGGTCGCCGAAAAAGACGGGCAGGTTATCGGCTGGCTTGGCGGCGGTATTGCCGAGCAGTTTTTTTCCCGCCAGTTGATGGCCTTCGAATACGGCTTATTTGTCGCGCCAGAACATCGGGGCGGCAGCGCCGGGCCGCGACTGGCACGCGCGTTTATTGACTGGTCAAAAGAGCACGGCGCCGCCGTTATCAACATGGGGATCACCACTGGCGTGCACGCTGAACGCACCGGCCAGTTGTATTCGCGTCTCGGCCTGCAGCAAACAGGCCTGCTTTATTCGATGGAGGTTTAACAATGTGCACTGGCGTAGAAATTGCCCTGGTGGCGTCCACGGTGTTAGCCGCTGGCGGCGCAGCGTATAGCGGACAGCAGCAGAAAAAAATGGCGAACTATCAGGCAGCACAGGCGGAAGCTGATGCAGAGGCGAGTCAGAAAGCCGCAAGGGTGGAAGCCGACCGTATCCGTAAAGCCGGGCGTGAACAGGCCGCAGCGGCTAACGCTTCGCTGGCGGCGTCGGGTGTTGAAACTGGCGAAGGTACCGCGCTGCGTATCACCTCTGGCATTACTGAAGACGCCGAACAGGACGCCTACCAGACGATCCTTAATGGCGTGAATTCGTCTAACCGTCTGCAATCGCAGGCGCAGGCTGACCGCATCAGTGGAAATAACGCAGCAACTGCCGGCTATATCAACGCTGGCAGCTCTTTATTGTCGGGTGGTGCCAAAGCGTATAACGGCTGGAAAACAAAGCAGGGGGCTTAAGTGAGAATACCAACTGGAAATTTCGGCAATGTAACGCCGCAGGCGCAGCAAAACCGGGTGGCAGTCAGCAACGTTGGCGCCATTGGCAATGCAATTTCTGGCGCGGGTGTGGCATTAGGCGAAGCTGCTGATCTGGAACAGCGCCGACAGGATAAAGCCGACGTAGCGGCCACGCAGGCTATTCTGACCGATCTGGAAGCTAAATCTAATGACCGCTGGGAAAACCCGGAGACGGGCGCCACGGTCACGCGTCAGGGCTTTAAATCGTCCGGTGTGGTCGCCGATATGGATAAGGCCGACGCTGGCGATTACGAGGAAGCGCGCAAGCGCGTGCCGCCCAGCCAGTTAAACTATTTTGATGCACAGTGGAAAGCGGGGCAGGTACGCCGGACAAGCACCTATAGCGGTTTCGAGCGTGCGCAGACTGAGGAAGCCCAGCGCCAGCAGCTTAACGCGACGGTGACATCTTCAGTTGAACAGGAGGCCAGTGCCTACGATAACCCGATGCAGGCCGGGCTAATACGCAGCGCCCGGAAACACTCGATCGAGATGTATGGCCAGGCGCGCGGCTGGTCACAGGAGCGCATCGATGGTGCGGTCTCAGAAGCGAACCAAAAAGCGCTTGAGCAGCGCGCGCAGAACTACGCAGTAACCAATCCCACCGGCTGGCTTAATGGCGATTTTACGCTGGTCAACAGCAGCACCGGCGAACTTGATATGCGCGCCGTTGGCCTGGTGGAATCTGGCGGCAAGCACCGCAATGCAGATGGTAGCCTTGTTACATCCCCCGCGGGCGCGCAGGGTGAATTTCAGTTGATGCCGGACACCGGGAAAGAACTGGCGTCTAAACGTGGCGTGGAGTACAACCCGGACGACCCTGTGCAGCATGCGCAGCTGGCGCGCGATTATGCCGGGCAGCTCAGTAAAAAATATCAGTCTGAAACGCTGGCCGGTGCTGCATATAACTGGGGTATGGGTAACGTCGATAAGCTGATCGCTAAAGTTGGCGACCCGCGCAAAGGCGAAATCTCAATGGCGGATTTCGTTAAGCAGCTGCCAGCCGAAACGCGTGGTTGGCTTTCCCGTTACAACAAAAATAAAACTGGTCTCGACCCGGTAGCAGTAAACAAAATCGACAATATCGCCGAATCGCAGATCCGCCAGCAGCGTACGGCACTGCGCCAGCAGATTGACCCGATTCTCAATAACAATTTTGCGCAGTTATATAATGGCGAAGTACCAGAGGCTATGCTCAACGCCGATACAATAATGCGAGGATATGGCGAACAAGGGCAGGCTATCATCAAGCAGCTGGATATCGCGATCGATAACGCCAGAACCTTCCAGGCTATCCAGTACGTCACCCCGGCAGAACAGCAGGCCGAACTGGCGAAAGTGAAGCCGCAGGCAAACGACCCGGATTACGCACTGAAACTCGATGCGTATGGCAAACTTAGTGCGCTGGTGCAGAAGAGCAACGCCAATATTCAGGCGCAGCGTGATTCCGCCCGCTTTAACGACGCGCTGATCTCCGGCGAGAAACTCGACCCGAGCAACAAATCCATGCAGAAGGCGGCGGACAATACGCCATCGGCGCTTAACTTCCGCATTAACGACGCCACCACTCACGACGCTATCGTGCAGCAAGTTAACCAGACGGGCATTATCCCATCGCAAGTTACATCACAACTGAATGCGATCGCCCGCTCCAGCAGTCCCGATGTGGTGAAGCAGGGCTCGACCTTATTTAACGCTCTGTACGAAACAGATCCAGCCTCTGTGGGCGATATGCCAAAGGATATGCAAAGCTTTTACCTGACCGTTAAACAGCTTACCGACTCCGGTATGGCGTCAGACGAAGCGGTGAAACAGGCGCAGAACGTGACCTACAACCAGACTGACGCCCTGAAATCGCAATTGTCTTCTACGCAGAGCACGAAGGAATATAGAAAAGAGCGTGATAGCGCAATGGATTCCGCAGTCAGCAGCATGAAACCGTGGTACAGCTTTGGCGGCCCCGCCGCGGATGACCAGAATCCTGATACTGTAAAATTCCGTAATGACTACCAGTCACTTTATGACATTAATTATCGCAATTCAGGTGGTAATGCTGATATTGCCAAAAAGATGACCAATACCCAGATCGCGCGCACCTGGAGTCTTAGCGATGTAAATGGCAGCGCCCAGCTTATGAAATATGCGCCTGAAGCGCTTTATAACTATGGCCCCTCAGGGTGGCAGGCTGCTCAGTGGAAAGAAGAAAAAGAGCGTCTGACTTATGGCGACCGTGGAGAAATAATTGAAACCAGTCCGACCCAACTAGGAATTACCTCAGGCTCAGCGCCTGTTATTACATCAAGTACCCCAGAATCGCGTATCGGTGGAGAACTGGAAATAACCCCGGATGTAATGACCCCTCGGGATGGGATGTACTCAATAGTTATACGCTCTAAAGATGAGAATGGGATTCCGAAGGTTCAGCTGTATAACGATAAATTTGGCCGTCCTTTGCGCTGGAAGCCGTCGCTGGAAGACTGGGAGCCGTATAAAAAAATGCAGCAGGAGCGGGAACAGCAAGGCGAAGAGGAAATATCACACGGGAAAGATATTCGAGGCTTTAAGGAAAAACACCGTGCGCTCGATGAACAATATCAGCGTTTGCACGATGACCGTATGAACCGGGTTAAAAACTACTTTTCATGGAGCAATGAATAATGCCTATCTATCCGCAATCTGATGTTCCGCCGAGCGTAATGGATAATGCTCTTCAGGCACCAACTGGTTTTGATGTATCTCTGCCTGAAGGAACTAACCCGGAGCCACAGCAGCAACAACCGTCTGTATGGGATGCCGCTTTTCGTCAGAATAACCTGCTCGCCGGGATGTTCCGCCCGGCTAAACAGTTTGAGCCGGCGGAGGGGTATAACCCTTATTCTGATAAAAACGAACTAAAGGGGTACGAACAATGGGGATCCGCCTTTGCGGATTCACAATCCCCAGAGGAAACCGCCTGGATTAAAAACCAGATAGACGATGAAAACGAAGACCGCCGGGTGCTGTCTGAAGCAGGTGCCGAAGGAACTTTAGCCAGTATAGCCGCCGGGGTTATCGATCCTGTCACAGTCGCATCGATGTTTATCCCCGGTGCGCAGGGAAGCCTGGCTGTGCGTATTGGTTCTCAGGTTGCTATTGGTGCCGCTGGTACCGCACTTAGCGAGGTTGCGCTCAATAACGAGCAGTACACCAGAACAGCCAGGGAGAGCGCCGCACACATTACTGCCGGCGCACTTCTCAGCGGTGTATTTGCCACTGCTGGCACGATGATCACCCCGTCGGTAAGAAATGCGGCCACCCGTGAAGTGGCAGAGGCGCTCGATAATATGAACGCCTCGCCAACGATTAACAACGCGGCCGACGCCCTGGCGGATACCTTACCGAACGGTGGCAGCGTCGGTGCTATGCGTATTCGCGAAGCTACACTGGAAGATCTCACGCCAGTGTCTGGCGGCCCACTCGGCAAACTAGCTAAAAAAGCCGGTAGCTATCTGACGCCGATCACCCGCCTGATGGAATCCCCATCAAAAGAAGCGCGCCGGACAGCGCTGGAACTGGCAGAGAATAACTTCACGCTGGAAGGCAACCTGCGCGGTATTGAAACGCCGGTTGCAGCTGAGACGCGCGTACGTGGCTGGCGCCGCGAAGAGGCGGCCGTCGTTACTGCGAATAAGCAGGCATACACCCAGTACAAAGCCGAAGGCGGTGATCTGGGTTATACGGCCTTCCGTGAACAGGTTGGCGAGGCGCTGCGCAACGGCGACGTGCACGTCAATGCGAAAGTGCAGGAAGCGGCGCAGGCAATGCGTACAGTCATTAACCGCGTGAAGACAGCACAGCAGGAACTGGGCTTACTTCCGCCGGATGCCGAACTGAAAGCGATGGGACAGACCAGCTATTTCCCACGCGTGTACAAGGTAGGGAAAATCGTTAGCGAGCGCGATAAATTCCGCAACATGCTGGTTGACTGGTGGTCACGCGGTGAGAAAACCATGTCCCGCGAAGATGCCGAAATCGCCGCCGATACCACTATCAACCGTATCGTTGGGGCCAAAATTCCGCAGGAGTTCGCCAACGTCTTTATGGTGAAAGCGCCGGGCAGCACTAAATCGCGTACGTTGAGCGTTCCCGATCGCCTGATGAAAGATTATCTGGAGAGCGACGCTAACTACGTCCTGCAGCGTCATATCCGCGAAGCCTCGGCAGAAATCGAATTAACCCGCACCTTTGGCAACAAGTCGCTGGATTCGCAGCTCGCCGCCATCCAGGACGAGTACGACGCGCTAATGCGTTTACGCCCGGCGGAACAGGAAAAGCTGGCGAAAGCACGTGAAGCCGACCTGCGCGATATTCTGGCGCTTCGCGATCGCCTCGTTGGTACCTACGGTATACCGGATGACCCATCATCATTTTTCGTTCGTGCTGGTGCTTTCCTGCGTAGCGCTAACTTTGTAACGAAACTCGGCGGCATGACGGTATCCGCTATCCCGGATCTGGCGCGCGGCATGATGGTTAACGGCTTCAGCAATACCATGCGTGGATATGGCGCACTGATCACCCGCTCGCCGGCTTATCTCGCCAGCCGGGCGGAGCAGAAGAAAATGGCCGTTGGGCTGGAAACTATACTGCATACCCGCGCACGCACGATGGGGGATCTGGTCGATAGCTCTTCACGTATGACAGCTGCAGAAGCTGGCATGGAACGTATTACCGATGTGTTCGGCAAGCTGACCATGATGGGCCACTTTGACGATATGAACAAATCGGTGAATGGCATGATCACGTCCGACGGTATTCTGTCCGGCGCGTTCCCTGCGAAGCGCCTGGCAAAACTCGGCATCAACGAGAAGATGGCCGAACGCATCCAGCGAGAATTTCAGAAGCACGGCGAAGTTATTCAGGGCTGGCATATCGGCAATTTCGAAAAATGGGATGACCAGTACGCCGCTGGCCTGCTGCAATCTGCTGTGCTGAAGGATGTAAACAATACCGTTATCACGCCGGGGATCGGTGATACGCCGCTGTGGGCCAGTACCCCGCTGGGGAAAACTGTATTCCAGTTTAAGTCTTTTGCTACGGCATCCTATAACCGCGCGACGTTGGGCGGTTTGCAGGAAGGTACCGCGCAGTTCTATTACGGCACAGCCTTCCAGATTGGTCTGGGCTCCTTGACCTATGCGCTTAAGCAGGCGGCGAACGGCCGGGAGGTTGATTTGACGCCGCAGAAGATGGTACTCGAGGGTATAGACCGTTCTGGTATCATTGGCCCGCTGATGGAATATAACAACATGGCGGAAAAGGCATCCGGCGGGATGATAGGGTTAGGGCCATTACTCGGCACAGGTACGCAGTCCCGTTACGCCAGCCGTGGCTTTATCGGTTCTGCTCTGGGGCCAACCTTTGGCCTGCTGGATACCGTTACCGATGTAACCGCAGGCGTGCTCAATGGCGACGCCGGCGACCGAGTGCTGCATAGCGTGCGTACGCTGTTACCAGGTAATAATCTGTTCTGGATTGCGCCGCTGATTAACCAGGTAGACCCCGGTATGCGATAGCTATTTCGATTTACATGATTCTGGAGAAACCCCAAACCCAAATATGAGGGTTTTTCCTGAATCACTGTAGTAATTGAGCATTATTGTCTTATGTTCTTTCCGTGCTTCGTAGAATAGTCTCTCCTGTGAGGACATAGGGTAAATACCATCAGGCGTACAATATAATTTTTTTAGGTCTTCTTTTGTCGAATTTATAGCTGCTTCCGAGGAGAATTTTATAAAATCCTTTGTGTAAGCGTTATCGCCGTAACTGAATACAGTTTTACTTCCTTCCGCATAATTTTTATTAGATTCGCTTAGGTCTGCATTCTCCTTGTAGGAACGTAGGTTTAATACTGACACATTTAGTACAATTTTTTTACCGTTATCGATACCGCTAATGACCTTATAGTCAGTGTACGGGTTAGTAATTTGTATTCCTGGGCCTGATATTGGGACGATATATCCTGAATCCTCAATTAAATCTGTGGAGGCAGAGGCAGTAAAGGGAAAAATTAGCAATAATGGGATGAGTTTTTTCATTCTAATGTTCCTTGTGATAGTCAGGATTCCGACCTTTGAAAGAATACATCATAGCCCTATGGATAACTACGGGGCTTTTTTATGCATTCAGATTACAAAACTCGCCTTACTGCTCTTAGCGATAAGCTCACAGATGTAGTTCTGGAAGAAGCCGATCCGGACAACTGGCCGGGGGCAGGGAAGGAAATCACAAAGCACACCAAACAGGAACGCGGCGATCGGTACTGGCATAAGAAGAATGCGGCCGCATCGCTAACCCTGCTGGTAAAAGTCCATTCACTAATTGGTATGCATACTCGCGGAGGAACGCCGAAGCCCGGCGGAGAAGATCCGGACGATGAAGCGTTCCAGTTAGGTCAGCAAGTAGCAGCTGCTGAGCGTAAAGCGCTGGAAGTCATCGAGAGGCTGCAACACAAAGGCAAAAAATGATTTCGTTCCTGGCCTTCTTTTTGATGTGGGCAGAACGGATGAACTGGGATGTGCCGGACTGCCACTATAAAGCCTGCCACTGGCTGGAGCATCGCGGAAACCTCGCGGTGCTTCGCTGTTTTCGTGGCTTTGGTAAATCAACTATCCTGGGCGTTTATAACGCCTGGCGGTATTACTGCGATCGCCAGTACCGTATTCTGCATCAGTCGGAATCCGATACAACTGCCAGAAAGACCAGCCGCGATACACAAAACGTTCTGCGCAATCACCCTCTGACGAAAGGCATGTTGCCGGACGGCATCGGTACCATCGAGCAATGGTGGGTAAACGGCGCGCTGGATATGCGTAACGCCAGCATGTTCGCTAAAGGCATTCTGTCGAACGTCACCGGCGCCCGTGCCAACGAGTGCCAGAATGATGACGTGGAGGTGCCCGGCAATATCCAGACTCCGGAGGCTCGCGAAAAACTACGCTATCGCCTAAGCGAGCAGACGCATATTTTGATACCCGGAGGCCGGAAATTGTTTATCGGTACGCCGCATACCCATGATAGCCTTTACGACGAGAAAGAAGCAGAGGGCGCCGATTGCCTAACGATAAAGCTATTCGATAAAGAGCACCGCGTCGAAGCGAAGAAGGCAACCAAAAAACGATACCGGATACCGTTCCGCCCGGAATATGTTTTCGTGGGGATCCACAAAGCCGCCCGGTTATTGATCGAGGGTACTGATTATCGATTGACGGAAGACGGTGTGGAGTTCGCGGCACCGCCTGAAACTGTCGTGGATTTTTATGCCGGCTGCGCGTGGCCAGGCCGTTTCGATCATGATGAATTACTGCTGCGCCGTAAAGAGTGCCGCACCGTCAACGAATGGGATAGCCAGTACCAGCTGCACAGTAAACCGGTTGGCGAGGTTCGTCTCGATCCCGACCGTATCCGCGAGTACAACGTCCAGCCTGAAATTCGCTATGCGAACCGTTCCTGCTCGATGTGGCTGGGCCAGACGCAAATCGTCGGCGCTGTCGCCTGGTGGGATGTGGCCACCGGCAAAGTTAAGGCCGACGCCTCGGCATTTTCCCTTATTTTCACCGACGCCCGCGGGCATCTTTACTGGCATGTTTGCCAGGGGTTAACTGGCGAGCTGGCAGAGTTTGACGACAACGACAAAATCACCGGCGGTCAGGTGATGCAGATTAAAGAGCTGGTGCTGAAGTACCAGATCCCGCTGGTATGTGTAGAAGTGAACGGCCCCGGCAGTTTCGCCGGGAAGTTGCTTATTCAGGCGCTGAAGGGTACCGGCTGCGGCGTACGGGAAGAATTCAGCGTCACCAACAAACAAAAGCGCATCCTCGATGCATTCGAAGCGCCGTTGTCGTCCCGGTTCCTGTGGGCGCATACCGACGTTCTCGACGGCCCCATGTACGACCAGATGCGGGATTTCAACCCGGCGTTAACTAACCAGCCAGACGACTATATCGATTCTGGATCCGGTGCGATCAGCGCTACGCCTGTACGTATCGGGAAATTAGTCGGGATTCCGACCGCGCAGGCGAGGGAGCATTGGCAGCCATACGATGGCGACATTTCGGTCGCTGTAGATTACTAGCCGCCGGAGCTTCCCCTATGTCGGTACCTAACCAAATTCCTTACAACATCTATACGGCCAACGGACAGACAACCGTATTTACTTACGAATTCTACATCATCAGCGCCAGTGATTTAGAAGTAAGTATCAATGGTTCCGTTGTTGCCAGCGGCTATACCGTATCCGGCGTTGGTAACAAAGACGGCGGAGATATTACGTTTCTGACGCCGCCGGCGAATGGTGCGGTTGTCATGCTCGAACGTGTGGTACCGACATACCGGCTTACTGATTACCAGGATAACGGCGACCTCCTGGCGGATACCGTCAATAAGGATTTCGACCGTATCTGGATGGCTATCCAGCGCGCGTTTATTGATCTTGGGTTTGCTCTTACCCGTCCTTTTTTTGGGGGGCCATTCAACGCCAAAGGCTACCGAATCGAAAACCTTGCTGACCCTGTCAATGACCAGGACGCAGCAACAAAAAAATATGTAAGTCAGACTGTAAAAACGAATCTTAACAGAGTGCTGAGAGTTCCTGAGCAGATGGTAGGGGTGGTTCCCCCAGTAGAAGTTCGCGAGCAGATGCTGTTAGGGTTTAATAGTTTTGGGGATCCTGTTGCTATCGCAGGTCAAACGCAAACTGCAGATCTCGCTTTAAAATTAGCAGCGTATTTTGGTACGTCTTTAATTGGCATGCCGTTATCAGGCAACCTGTTTGATCTTGTTAAAAACATGGTTACACCAGCAATGTTTCATGCAAAGGCGGGTAATACAGATAACGGCGGCCTTGGATTTGCACACGATAATTCATTGTGTTTCCAGAAAATGTTTAACGCTGTACGTGATAACGGCGGTGGGCTGGTCATCATTGATGATGAATACTGTGTCGATTTTTGTCTTTTCCCGCATTCGAATACGACAGTGATGTTTGTGGGCGGCGGCTCCATGGAGTTTATCAATCCTCGTTCCGCGACTACAGGCCGTGGTGGTTTTATCATTGGAAGCAGCCGGGAGTTTAACTTTGATTTGGCATGGAGTTTGTTCCAGTCTGGTGCATATCCTGGCTCAATAGTTAATGCAGCGTTCACTGACCCGGCGCAAAAACAGTATATTCGTGATAATCAGCAGTTCGTTCAGGCTGAGCGTGTGAATTTCATAAACCCGGTAATAAAAGCATATTATACCGATCCGACATACTGGGGAGGTTTTGCTATTAACTGCGTGAATGCGCAACACGTCAGAATACTGAACCCTGTGTTCAATGGATGGACTGAGGGTGTCAATGTGGGTTCCGATGTCACGCCGAATACACCTTCGTGTTATGACGTGAAAATTCATAATATGCGAGTCATTAAAGCCGATCTCGTTAGAACTTATTACGCTGGCTTTTTCTTTGCAAACTCGACAAATTGTGAAATATCAGAGGGCTCCCTTGAAACACCACTGACCGCGGGCACCAGTAACGGTAGTTTTGGGGCGCTTAATTTCACAGAAGATTGCGTTATAAGAGATATTAACGTCCCAAACCTTGGGCGGACGGTTTCCTCCGAAGGTATTTTAATCAACAACTCCAAAGGTTGTTTGGTTAAAAACATAAAAATGGGTAATGCTAAATCGGCCGTCAGTACATTTTATGTCGATGCAACAACGAATGATGCAAATAACCCAAACTTTATAGATGGGGTTGAGGCGAACAATTGCGATCAAGCGCTGGGCGTAACCGGTAAGTATGCGGTGTTTTCTAACATCAAAGCGACCAACTGCCTTCAAGAGTTGTTTTTCAGAAATGCTAATGCAACGGGAAACCGGTTTAAGAGCAAGCCGGATTCAATAACTATAAGCGAAGCCAGTGCAAACATTAAATACTGGTATCTGATCAATAATACGATTGGTGGGTGGCGTCGTAAATTTACGTGGTTGCGCCCATTGGATATACTGCGAACGCCGTTTACTTCTCTTTCATCATGGAATTCTAATAATTCTGTGAAATTTAACAACGGTGCTACTGCAACTTTTTTATATAAGATCCCTGAAGGTGCTATCGCTGTTTCAGGATTTACAGCATACGGTGATTTTAGTGTGGGAGCTGCGGCAGCGGCTACGGATTCGGTATGTACGATTGATGTAATTTCAATGTCTGCTGTGGACGGGAATGGAACAGACCCTATAGTACTTTTATCGGCATCGGTTTCCGCCCGTGCAAACGGGGACGGTATCTGGTCAGTCTCCGCAGATGTTCAATCATCTTCGCCAGGATATTTACCCGTAGAGGGGGCTAGCTCAGGCGTTGATAACACAATGTACCTGCGAGTTACATACTCGAACGGTGTGGCAAATAATACCCTTAAAGAAATAGGGTTAAGAATGTACGGGAACTAAAATATGAATGGCACAGAAACTAAGCAGGTTGATTATCTGTATCGTGGGATAATTGATTACTTTAGCAATATATCAGGTCTGGATATTACGACCGAGCAGATCAAACTACGAGACAAGTTTATTACCGAAAGTGCGATAGTGTGTGATGATTCTTTGGATGCACAGGTGATTAGCCTGCAAGATGAATTCATCGCAGCCGGTGGAAATCCTGAGCAAGAAAAGCTAGTGATCGAAAAAGCACTTAAATTACTAAGCCCGTAAGAAGTTAGTCAGGATTCCGACCAATACTAAGCCTTACCCTCGCATCACTACATACAGTGATCCCCGTGGGGGTAAGGCATGCGAATGAAGAATTTGCCGGATATAGCGGCGGGAACGTCGTATATAACATCCACCGTGAGCGGCAGCTACTGGTTGCTGCAACTTCTCGATAAGGTCAGTCCCAGTCAATGGGCGGCAATCGGCGTACTGGCCAGTATTGTTTTTGGGTTACTTACCTACCTCACCAATCTGTATTTCAAAATCAAAGACGACCGGCGGAAGGCGCGAGAATATGAGCAACAAAGCTAAATTCAGTGCCGCTATGCTGGCGCTTCTGGCCGCCGGTGCGTCAGCGCCGGTACTGTTCGATCAGTTTATTGGTGAACGCGAAGGTAACACGCTAACGGCGGTTATCGATCCCGGTGGGGTTTGGTCAATATGCCGGGGGGTAACGCGCATCGATGGCCACCCGGTAGTGAAGGGGATGAAGTTAACGCAGAGCCAGTGTGACCATTACAACGCAATCGAACGCGATAAGGCGCTGGCGTGGGTACAAAAGAATGTTCATGTTCCGCTAACTGAGCCGCAGAAAGTCGGCATTGCCAGCTTTTGCCCGTACAACATTGGGCCGGGTAAATGCTTCCCTTCGACGTTTTATCGCAAGCTGAATGCCGGCGACCGCAAAGGGGCATGCGCGGAGATCCGGCGCTGGGTATTTGATGGCGGCCGGGATTGCCGGTTGACGAAGGGGCAGGCCAACGGCTGTTACGGGCAGGTTGACCGCCGCGATCAGGAAAGTGCGCTGACGTGCTGGGGACTTTACGAATGAATGGCAAAACGAAATTGCTTATCGCGGGTATATCGCTGGCGCTGACCGCCGGCGTTTTCTATGCCGGGTATTTGAAAGGCTGGTACGCGCATTCTGAGCATATTAATAGCCAGGCGAAGACGCGGGAAAAGAAGCAGGAAAAGGATGTAGCAGCCGGAGAGCAGAAGGCGGCAACGGCGAACGCAGAAGCCAAGGTAATTTACCGTACCGTTTATCGTGATGTGGTGAAATATGTCAACGACCCGAATCATACTAAGTGCCAGTTTGATCCTGCTGCTGTGCAGCTGCGCCAGCGAGCAATCGACGCGGCCAACAATATCCCCGGATTTGATGAACCAGCCATGCAGGATAAGTAA